GCGAAGAAGGTGCGCGAGAGATTGGTTCAAGCGTGATGATGGCGTTGCCGTTTGTGCGAAAGGTTCCAAGTATGAAGGCGTTTCATGGTTCACCCCATGACTTCGATGAATTCTCAATGGATCAAATAGGCACAGGCGAGGGAGCGCAGGCTTACGGGCATGGGCTGTACTTTGCTGAGTCTGAGGATGTGGCTAGGGGGTACAGGGATCAATTAAAGGCAAATGTAGTAATAAGGAACGATGGCATCAAGATGACGTACGGTGATCATGTAACTGAAATTGAAACCGCAATAAAAGAGAAATTTCCTCGTTTACATCCTGACAATGTAAGATCAACAGCCAGGTCGGTAGTCAATGATAATTTAGTTCCTGATGACGTTCAGGGAATGGGAGCCTTTGATAAGACAGGTTATCTCGCAGAGGATATCTACTTAGAAGGGATAAGAGCCAATAAAGGTGCACAAGCGTCAAAAGGCTCCATGTACCAAGTAGAAATAGACGCTTCCCCTGATGAGTTCCTTGATTGGGATCTGCCGTTGAGTGAGCAGAGTGATTTAGTGCGTAAGAATATGGAAACTTTGGGCTTTACAGACAACAAAAAAGCCGTAAATGATTTTGACAATGCACTTCTTGACAATTTATTTAACGATTCAAGTAAACCTTTACCAAAACAGCCATCTGACTTAAGAGGAGAGCATCTTTATTACCAGTCAGCACCTAAAGCAACAAACCCCGCTGAAGCAAGCAAGGCTTTAAGCGGTTTAGGCATCAAAGGTATCCGCTACAAAGACGGATTCAGCCGTGGCGCTGACGGAGGCACATCGAACTATGTCATCTTTGATGACCGCTTAATCTCAATAGCTAAAAAGTACGGCATTGCAATTCCAGCAGCCGCCGCACTTCTAAGTCAAGAAACAGGGCTAAATCCTATCTCTTTATATGAAGAAGAAAATCCGGTTTAACGCACCGTAAAGCGTGGGCCTACTTGCTGCCCTTCAAAGCAAGGTAAAAATTCGTGGAGACGAAACTCATGACAACTGATGCAGCTGACGCTGAGGGCGATTTATTGCCTAACGGAATCGAGAATGCCGATGTAGATTCTCAAGAGCCTGAACAGGGCGAAACCTCTGAAGTGATTGAGACACCAGACGGTGATCAAGAAGCAGCAGAGCTATCCGACGAGGAGACCGTCGAAAAGCGGGAAGAGGAGAAGCAGAAAAAGCGTAACTCTTACCAGGAAAGAATCTCACAACTGGCACGACAAAAGAACGAAGCTAATAGCAAAGTGCAGGAACTACAGCAGCAAAATGCTTATCTTCAATCGCAGTACCAACAACCTCAGAATGTTCCAACGCAGTACCCGAGGTTAGAGGAGTATGACTACGACGAGGGAAGGCACCAGCAAGCGGTTCTCGAATACACATCACAGTTAAATCAACAGAACGTACAGCAGGTAATGAGTCAGCAGCAAGCTGCCCAGATAGCCCAGCTCAACAATACCAAACACCAGATCGCGTCGGCAACATTCGTGGAAAGGTCCAACGACTTTTCTGTGGACTACCCCGATTTTCAGCAAAAGGTGGGAAGTCCTAATTTCCACCAGTCTGACTTTGTGGCGGGAGAAATTGTTGATATGGACAATGGCCCAGCCGTTGCTTACTACCTGGCAAACAATCCATCTATTGCCAACGCAATCAATCGCAAAGGCAGCATGGATGCTCTGAAAGATTTAACCAAGATCAGTACCGCACTAGCGATTAACTCCCGAAGAAGGTCTGCCAACACCACTAATGCCCCAACACCTTCAAAGACGGTGTCACCTCGCGGGAAGGTTTCAAAGAACCCCGACAAGATGACACCAGATGAATATCGAAAGTATCGGGGTTACTCAAAATAAATAGGTAACTAAAATGGCTAATTCACTACTGACACCAAGTGTCATAACCAAAGAAGCCCTGGCTATTTTGCATCAGAAACTCAATTTCGTCGGTTCAATAGACCGTCAATACGATGACCAGTATGCAAAAACAGGGGCAAAAATCGGCAACGATCTCAAGATTCGTTTGCCAAACGAGTTTACTGTGCGAACTGGAGCGACTCTATCGTCCCAGGACGTTACGGAAAGCTCGGTCACGTTAAGCGTAGCCACCCAGAAGGGTGTAGATTTCACGTTTAGCTCCGAAGAACTTTCAATGCATATCGACAATTTTAAAGAGCGATACATTGAACCGGCAATGTCTGTACTGGCATCCAACATCGAATCTGATGCGTTTTCAATGACGAAGGATGTGTACAACTTTGTGAACGGGGTAGGATCAGCAAATACCTTTGCTAATGTAACCGAGGCTCAGAAGCAGTTGACGCTTGGCCTGGCTCCATACAGTGACAGGTGTTATATGCACGATCCTCAGTCCGTTGTTGACATGCTCGCCGATACGAAGGGTCTGTTCCAAGACTCAGGCCAGATAGCGAAGCAGTACAAGGAAGGGATGTTGGGACGTATAGCTGGTTTCGATCACTATGAAAACACGCTTGTTCCAACTCATACTTGCGGTACAGCAGCAGCTACTACTGGTTATCTGGTTAACGGTGCATCTCAGACAGGTACAAGCCTGACTGTAGATGGCGGTACAACTACGTTCCTGGTTGGTGACTTGGTCACGATTGCTGGCGTTAACAGAGTGCATCCTGAGACTAAAGCCGATACTGGAGTGCTACAGAACTTCGTTATCACTGCAAACTCAGGCACCTCTGCGACCACGCTGTCGATCAGCCCATCCATTAGCGCAACGACGGGTACTCAAAACGTCAGCGCAGTCCCTGCCGACAATGCAGCTATTGTCAAGTTGGGTGGAGCAAGTGGTGCTGATTGGACTGATGATCTGGCCTACAGCAAGAACAGCTTTGTCTTTGCGACGGCTGACCTTGTGTTGCCAGAAGGTATCGACTTTGCTGCCAGAGAAGTGATGGACGGGATCTCTATGAGAATCGTTCGTGACTACTCAATCAGTGCTGACACGTTCCCATGCAGAATAGATATTCTGTACGGTTACAAGACTGTCAGACCTGAAACGGCTTGCCGGATTGGTATTAACTAGTCTAACCCTGGGGGCTTCGGCCCCCTTTTTAATTCTGGGGGCTTCGGCCCCTTTTTTTAATGGTGCATCATGGCGACCAGTCAAAACATTATTGATCAGGCGACGAGCCTTCTGCGTGTAAGAACGTCAGGGGTTACTTTCAGCACTGATGATTCAAACAAAAACGCTGATGTGTTCATCGCGTTACAGAACCTTATTAACGAATACGGCGAGGATGGCTTGTTAAACATTCCCGCTCCAAGTGCTGTCGGTGATACGTTAGATATCCCTGACGGTGCAGTCAGGGGGCTTGCTTACAACCTAGCTGTTGAAGTGTCTGCCGAGTTTGGTATAGACCCATCGCCAGTGGTTTTTGAAATCGCAAGCGACACAAAGAACAGATTGGAAAGCGAGATCACTCTCGACCTATCTGTAACCTCTGATCTTCGCTGGGCAAATCGAAGCCCGCGAGCAGACATCAATACATTATGAGGGTCATGGCTCCGCTAGAGTCTAGCTATCAAAGCACTCGCCTGGATGCTAATCGGCAGCAAACGCTTAACTTGTTTCCGAATACGCTCAGAGGCTATCGGCAATTTCCTGGGCATGTCACATTCGCGAGCTTTCAATCCACAGGCGAAGCACTAACAGACTCTAACGCTTCTGCCGTTACGGATTCTGATGGTGATGCAGTTCAGGTGTCGGTAACGCCAGGAGGCGCAGACAGGGGGCTAATTGCTAACGGGCCTAACGGTCTTTTGTATCAGGTCACTGGTTCAGCGTTGTATTCGATTGATTCGAGCGGTGCTGCTCTTTTTCTGGGAGAGATTAGCAATTCCCCGAATCCTGTCGTGATGGCGACTGATGCGACTCAGCTTATTATCACGACGGGCGGGACACCAGACGTATACGTTTACACAGTTTCTGCTGGACTGGTCCAGGTGACTGATGCTGATCTTTTGACGAGCAGTTCCGTTGCCTTTCTCGACTCGCGGTTTATTTATCAACAACCGGACGGGTACTTTGTTGTTTCAGCTTTAAACGATGGCACCACGATTGCCTCGTTAGACTTTGCCCAGGCAGAAGCCTTGCCCGATGATCTCCTGCGAGTCTTTAGCCTTAACCAGCTTCTTTATTTATTTGGCGAGACAACGACAGAAATATGGTTTACCAGCGGCACAGGTAGACCGCCTTTGAATCGGCAAGCAGTTCTACAGCAGGGCATTTGTGGCACTTACGCAGTAGATTCGATTGACGGCATTATCTATTTTATTGACGGTAATCGACGACCTGGAATGATCCAGGGAGAGAACCACCAGCCGTTATTTGTTCCTGCGATAGGAGAGGAGTGGGCTTCGTTCGGAGCAACAGACTTTGCGACTGCAAGAGTTACTGCATACTCCCTGCATCAAGAAAACTTTGTCGATTTCATCTTTAGTGACCAGGGGCAAATATGGTGCTACCACGTTACATCGCAAACGTGGTTTGAAAAAGACTTTATGACCACCTCGATTGTTCACGATTATGATGTCGTTTTAGCGGCTCATTCTACAAACAAAAAAATCTACAGGTTAGACTTTTCAAACTATCAACAAGATGGCGCAAACATGACTAGGCGTAAAGACCTGCCACTGATTAGTTCTGAGTTGATGGATGTCGGCGGGGCTGAAATGGTTATTGATAAGATCAAGTTGCATGTCGATGCGTCTGCAAGCTCAAGCGTAGCCTTGAAAGTATCGAAAGATTTAAACAGTTTCTCAACAATCAATACGATGACCGTGGATGGCAACAAGACCGTGGACATCAATTCAATCGGGAAAAGTCGAGAGATTATCGTGCGAATAGAAACCAGCTCCAATAGCAAAATAGATATTCTTGACGCGGCAATTGACGCACAAATATTAAGAGGATGACATGGGCCAGATAACTCAAACAACAACACAACTACAGACAATTTTAAATGATGCTGATGCGTCCAACGCTGGCAATACATCTATATCCGATGCCAGTGATACGAGTGCAACCAGCTTAAAAAAATCAGGCTTCTATTCACTACAAGCCTCAAGCTCGAACGCTCCATCCACTGATCGAGCAGTGGTGATCAGTGCGGTCAGAGATACAGCGGCTACTGGTGAGATCAGGTACGGTCAGGTTGTAATCACTGAGTCCAATGGGCTTTGGTGGAACTCTGACGATGGCGGGTCTTTGGGAACCTGGTACGAGTCTGTTGGCACGACTGCGACCCAGACGTTAACGAATAAGACTCTAACGAGTCCGGTATTAACCACCCCACAAATAAACGATAGCGCGGCAGATCACCAGTATGTGTTTGCTGTTGCTAACCTTGCAGCAGACAGGACTGTTACTTTGCCGCTGCTTACAGGGGCAGACACGTTTGTTTTTGAGGCCCACGCTCAAACGCTGACCAACAAGACGATTACCTCGGCGGTATTAAATACGGGGGTCAGTGGTTCGGCGGTACTAGACTCTGACACAATGTCGGGGGCTAGTGCGACAACACTTTCATCATCAGAATCCATCAAAGCCTATGTGGATGCTCAAGTAGACACAGCGGATACCCTGGCTGAAATCTTAGCCATTGGTAACGCTACTGGCGGGACAGACATTGCCACAACCACAACCGATAAAGTCCAGTTTCGCGATGCCGCAATATACATCAACTCTAGTGTCGATGGGCAGCTAGACATTGTAGCGGATACAGAAATTCAGATAGCGGCTACGACTGTCGATCTCAATGGTAACTTAGATGTTAGCGGCACAGCACTGGTTACAGGTGTTCTAACCACAACCGCTACACAAGTGGCAACGGGTGGAATCACCAGCGGCTCAAGTATTCTTTCAGACACAGATAGCACCGATAGCTTAGGTTCTACAGGTGTTAGATGGCTAAAGGGTTGGTTTGATACCCTGACAGCAGGAACGCTGACGATTGGTTCGGGCAGTGTCACAGATAGCTCTGGTTCCATTAGTTTCGGTAACGAGAATCTGTCCACCACAGGAACAGCCACAGCCGCTAGCTTGGCACTTGCTACAGGCGCGACTGTCACAGGGATTGATAATGGCACCATTGGTACAAGTGCTACGCTGTTAGCGACACAAGGGGCGATTAAAACCTACGTTGATGCTCAGGTTGGCACTGTAGATACGCTAGCCGAAGTTCTTGCTATCGGCAATACCACAGGCGGCACTGACCTAGTAGTTTCCACAGGCGACGATGTCCAGACGTTAAGCGCGGGTACTTCAAACCTCCGCATAGGACTTGGCGCAGGAGCAGCGATTGCCAGCGGTGGTAACTATAATGTACTTGTGGGGGATGCAGCCGGGGCCGCAATTACTACGGGTATCAATAACGCAGCTACTGGCTACCAAGCTTTAACCTCAAACACCACCGGAAGTTACAGCACAGCTTCTGGTTACCAAGCTCTATACACCAACACCACCGGCGCGGCTAACACAGCTTCTGGCGTTAATGCTTTACGCTTCAACACCACCGGCAATTACAACACAGCTACTGGTTACCAATCTTTATACTTAAACACCACCGGCGTTAACAACACAGCAGTTGGTTATTTAGCTTTAACAGCAAACACCACTGGCGCTCAAAACACAGCTATCGGTAGACAAGCTTTATCCGCAAACACCACCGGCGTTAACAACACAGCCCTTGGCTACCGAGCTTTATACTCAAACACCACCGCTAGTAACAACACAGCTTCTGGTTACCAAGCTTTATACTCAAACACCACGGGCGCTCAAAACACAGCCTCTGGTTTTAACGCTTTATACACAAATACGACCGGCGGTAACAACACAGCTACTGGTTACGCTGCTTTATTCAGCAACACCACCGGCACTAGCAACACAGCTTCTGGTGTTAATGCTCTAACCGCAAACACCAGCGGAGGCTATAACGTAGCTTCTGGATATGCTGCTTTAGGCGTAAACACCACCGGCTCTAATAACACAGCTTCTGGATATTATGCTTTATACTCCAACACCACCGCCAGTAATAACACAGCTTCTGGGCATTCAGCTTTACGGCTAAACACCACCGGCAATCAAAACACAGCTTCTGGCTACGCTGCTTTATACTCAAACACCACCGGCTCTAACAATGTAGCTTCTGGTAGAAACGCTTTATACTCAAACACAACCGGCGCTAACAACACAGCTACCGGTAGA